AGCCAACTGCACTATAGTGCCCAGCATCACCACCGAAGGATTGCACAAGTCATAAGCTATAGAACTCATGACCCTACGATCCTCATCAGAATAATCCAACAAAAACGTGAGATTAATCAATATATCCATCACAGCGGATAAAATGCTGCCCGATAAGCTCAAGTCAAATCCACTGTAGTCGGTGGCCACAAACGAACTGTTGGTGACCTGTTCCGCGTACAGGGGATCTTCAACGTTCCCATTAATCAAACTCTTGACCATCTCGAGGTAATTGACGGTTGGATCAAGTCCAACCGAATGACCACACGAGAGAGGGTCGTAGCCCAACAACACCAACACTGGCTGGAAAAACATTCTGATAACCACAATGTCTGCAATGTCAGTCTTGTTGATGTGGCGGCAGGGCTTAGTGCGCCCGTCCGCCTTAATGGGTAACACCTCATCCTTGGGACACATAAAGTTCAACGTCAAGCCAACGTCGCCATTCTTGCGTCGATCTATTATGTCATAGACATTGTCACGCATTTCCATTGAGATCTCATTGTCTTCATGGAAACAAATGAAGTGCTTACCGTACTCAGGCGAGTACACCTTGCTCATGTAATCCGACTTCACGCCAGGATAAGCAATACCACTCGATGTCGTAAGGGGTATACCATTACCCATGTTGAACTTGGCCTGAGTTTGTGCGCTTGACATGCCGTCCAAGGCACTCTGCATGTTAAGCACTCTCATCCTAGCGAAATCTGGCTGGTCTTCTATAATCAAGCTACAAGCAGTATACAGTTCACCACCCACCTTTTGCTTGGCGAGCGACCGTAGGTGACTATCATCCGGCCTGGGAATCAAACTCTTGTCGACAAATGCTTTGACGGTGTCGTGCATCTTGAAGTGAGAAGAGGGCGTGCCATAATCACGCACTAACCTAGAAACATCAGGAATAAAGTCCAACAGCTTGTCAATATGTGGAGACACTCCGATGTTTGTCTTAGCCTTGACATTGGCAACCAGTCCGTCTCTCTTCTTGAGGGTGCCCACAATCGTACAAAACTTGTCGACCAAGGTTGGAGAAAGAGCACCAGGATCCAAAATCTTCACATCTGGATCTATGACCAAATCCGTGCTAGTACACTCACTCAAATAGGGAGGGCACACACACATATTGTCCACGGCAAAACTGGGCAC